ACTCATCATTAAACTTCAGCGTACCATTCTCTAGCTGTTCATCTATCTTATCAGACAGTATATCTCCCATAAGGTCTACGAATGTCTGGTTCTTGAATTCATCCCATTCTCTACCTGCATTATCCAGTATCTCGAATTCCCATTTCAGTGCTGCTTTGTCTTTTAGTTCGTCTATCTTTGGGATGCCCACTGAGGTGTATCCCCATGCAACATCCTTATATTCACCCTCTAGCATCACCACAGCGGGGTGGTCATACCCATCCTTTGTTATAAATGCGTATTGGTCTTCATTAATTTTTTTCATTTCCATACCCTCTCTAGTACGTTGTATTCGTCTATTTTCTGCTCTTCATACCGATCTGGTGTGATTTTCCACCACACTATGCCGATTGATACCCTATTACCCTCGTATGGTTGTACCCTATGAGTGATGAATGCATCGAAGTATATTAGGCGATTAGGAATGGGCTCAACTGGTACACCCATTGTCCAATCTTTTGGCGATCCCGGCCCACCAAATTCCAGATGTCCACCACTGTCCGGTGATCTCATATAATAGATAAATGTGTGCTCAGGCAGATTATTGATTGGATACTTGTCACAATAGGACAATATATCGTTATGCCACACAGGGTCAACAGGACGCACGTTATACCATGCGGTTGCACCCAATGCGGGGTCAGATAGGTAATTGTACGTTGAATGCACCAGTTTAGTCAGTGCATTCGTCTCTGGGTCTGATTTAGCACCAATCCAGTGTACCTTTGCATACTCAATATGAAGGTTATTCAGTGCGTTCACATCATCCTGTGGTAGATAATCATCAATTAGTTTCATCCTCTATAATACCTCTTCGGCCTATTGTCAACCCATTTCTTTGGGCCCTCCATCCAATACGCTTCATTTACGCTTGCATTCCACCATCCTGCCACAAGTGCAGTGCCTATAGTATATCCGCCTTCTTCTCTTAGGTGAATATACCACTTATACCATAGTGCGGTCATCCTATGGTATACCCGTTAGCCTTCATCCATACTGCCCATACTAGGAACATCGATGTAAATACCAGCATCGCCCACACATACCAAGGATTATTCATACTTGCCACCCTGTCCCAAATTCTGTCTTGTCAAACGTGGGAGTCTCAAAATCGTCCACCTCTTCTGTCTGGTTAGAATCTGATAGGCCCTTCTGCTCATTCTCATTCAGGTCAAACAGGCGCATTCTTGCACGGTCAATTCCTATGACAAATCGTTTGTTTGTGGTTGGGTCATTATATCGGTTCTTCAACTGTTTGACTGCGATCTGGTTTACCGCGTCAAGTTCTTCATTAGAGATGAGCGCAAACATGAGGTCAGCCGTAGCTGGTAGACCAAAAGACTCACTGGTATCCTCAAGACCCACATCGGAATTACTGAATCCTGATCGAGTGGTCTGTGTTGCCGACATAATCGGGACGTTAGTTTCAACTGCAAGTCCCCTAAGTTCCTCTGCAATCGATTTGATATACATATAAGAGTTGACATTGGCGGCTCCTTTGAATCGTGATGATGCACAGATATTTAGATAGTCAATGAATATGATATCTGGCTTGAAACTCTTCTTGATTGCGAGTTCCTTGATTAATCCGCGAAAGTGTGCGGAATGTGCGGATGCAGTCGGATATTCCTTGATCACCAACTGTCCATTCGTTTCCTTGATGATCTTATTGATCTTGCTGTCATACATCGTCTTGGGTAAATCATGCAAGTCTTCCATAGACACGTTCATGAGGTTTGCATCAATACGTTCAGCGATGCGTTCCTCAGCCATCTCTAGGGTGATGTACAGCACGTTCTTACCTTGGTTCATACAGTTTGCTGCCATATGACACATGAACAGGGATTTACCCACACCAGTGCCAGCAAGTGCGATGTTCAGTGTCTTAGGTGGTAGTCCACCCTTGGTGATACGATTGAAGAATTCCAGATCAAATGGAATCTTCTCCTCTATTGTATGGTAATATTCATATCGAGCGTCTGCATCCAGAAGGTAATCATGGCCAACACTATTATCAAAACCAACAGCGAGGGCGTCTGTGAGAATAGATGGAATTGCATCTGCACCTCGTTCTTTATCTTTTCCATCAATGATTTGAATTCCTTCAACAATCGCATTATATACCGCCTTATCCTTGCAGAACTTCTCAGTGGTATCAACCAACCAATCAAAGTTCACGTCTTTGTCGTTCTTTAGTTCTTTAACCACATCTAACACACGTTTGATGTCATTCTCGTTCAAGTCCCGCCGTGTGTCAATCTCAATCTCCAGAGTTGACTTAGTAGGCAGGGCATTGTATTTCTCTACGAATTTCTGTATCTCTTCAAATACAATACGCTCAGTACGATCACCAAAGTACTCCCCTCGTATAAAGGGAAGCACCTTTCGTGCATACTGCTCATTACCTACCAGCTCTGATAGGGTCGTTCGTTCAATCGTTTGCATATGCGTTCACCTTTATCATACATTCATTGAGGAAATCTAATCCCTCAGTATTCTTATAGGGGTGTGTATACCACACCTCTACTATACCTGATGAGTATAACAGTTTAGCACAGGAAAGGCAAGGGACATGTGTAATAAATGCAGTGGAACCCTCGCCCGACTCGTTACTTCTTGCGAGCTTGGTGATTGCGTTCTCTTCTGCATGTAGAACTTCTGGTTTGGTCTTAAATTCATCATCCTCACATATGTTGGTCCACCCAGAGGGCATACCGTTGTATCCTATGGATATGATGCGATCATCCTTGACAATCACACAACCCACCTTGAGACGCTCTGCTGTGCTGCACTCTGCATAGTTAAATGCAGACTTCATATGCGCTGCGATATGCTTGTTCTTCATAGTGCGTATTCGTAATTCCTAGTTGTCTCATTCTGTTTGATTAAAAACGCACCATTCTTGATATGAAACTTATGTGCCATATCGGTCTTAGGTGACATAGTGACAAGACGTTCCCAACCACTATATATGGCCAAATCTCTCAGGTCCATAATTATCTGTCTGCCTGCACCCTTCTTATAACTCCATACTGAGTAAGGTATAGCATACAACCCGCGTTTAGATAGGGCAATTTCTCTTGCATCTTTGGGAATATATGTTGTCATTGCAACACATACTATAGCACTTGGGTCGTCCTCTTCACCGATATAATACATTTCACCCACACTCACACGCCATGCGTATGATAATGTGGGTCTTATTGGATCATCTTTGATAAACTTATCATTTGTAAGTATCTTCATGATCAATTGAGTCGGTTTGCTTGCCTCAACAAATATGCGAGTATATTACTCCAATATTGATCGCCCCAACAAGACTTAACATCCTGTAGAGCTTGACGAGCATTCCCTATTCGTCTCTCCATGATTGACACTTCCATGTTTGTCACCGTACAATCTCTCCATCTAAGGTCTTCCAACCATTCATATTACATACATACTTATCCTTACCGACAAGGACCATATCACCAACGCTTGTGCTGCGACACGTCTTTCCGGGTGCAATATAATCAACACCCTCATTGCGCCACCATGCCTCGGTAATCGTGTTGGTCTTGACAAATGCAATCTCCAACTTCTTCCGTAGGGGTAGTGCTGCCTCAACCTCAACGAATGCAACCGTAGCAGGAGCATCCTCAAAGGCAGCGTGTATCACAGCCACCTTCTCAGTCGTTTCTCCCAACAGGGTCTTCGTTAGTGCATCAATCTTATTCATTATATAATCTCCACAGGTTTGTTCCACTCACCAATCTTGATATCGTTATACCAAGCAGTGTGGAAGTAGTCAGTCATGCTATCGCTCTCATCGAACCACTTGTCACCCTTCATGGCAGCAAGCAACTTGGTCAGGAACTTCTTGGCAGTTCCCTCAAAAAACGTATCAATATGATAGATGTTTACACCATTCTCAATTTCTTTAGTGGTGAACAATCCAACAGGAACCTTCCGAAGCGTTACAACCAGAGTGCTGTAGTTGTTGACCTTGATGGTCCCCTTCACACCGTATTCAGCAAGAACCTTCTTGATCGCAGGAGCGAGGGTCTTCTTGTCTTCTTTGCTTACATATGCCATTTCGTATCTTTCTCTTTGTTTCTCATCTTATATCCTATATTACCATACCCAGAAGGGTTTGTCAAGCACTATTTTAACTCGCAACAGCGAATATTTCTGCATCGCTGCCATACAGGTCGAACACCTTGCCGACTAGTTCACGATTCCCTGCCTTGGGGAAGTCAAATACCTTGGAATAGGGCGACTTCTTGGCATAGACTACAACGCCGGGTGTCTTGGACAGTTTGTTCCAGACATACCGTCCACCAGCAGACTGGCTG